AAGAACTTCGATGTGAGTCTTACAGGTGTTAAAGGCACCGTGTGGTTTAATCATGAGCACAAAGCTGAACAGTATATTGGTATTGTAGCAGATAGGGAGAGACGGAAGTGAAAGAGCTAGAAAGGGTACGTGCCTCTGTTAAGAGAGTAATGAAGAAGCATAAGAAGACACTTGAGGAGTTTGCTAAGAGATGAAACTATTAAAAATATTACCTTATTATTTCCTATGCAATGTGTATACGGTCCATATAACATCTACAGGAGATGAAGCCTATCACCCCATACTTAGTCTAAAAGCTTTATATACCGCATCTAAGGCGGGTGACGTTTTTTTAGTAGATGGTTTTCGTATATGAAACTACTCCTAGCTATTACCCTATCTCTCTTAATCCTAACAGGGTGTTCTGCGTTAGCTCCTCTAGCTACATCAGCTATCACTGGTAGCGTTGCAAAGAAAGAGCCTCTCGTAGGAATAGATACGGAAGTAGTTGCAGGGGATAAGACTCAAGGTGTAGATACGGGTACAGATACTAAGCTAGATGATGTGACATTGAGTGGTAATGCTCAGGTTCATACGAACACAACAGGCAAGGCCATTAACGCCACGGGAACAGACCATTTGGTCCTTAACGAAGGTGTACCCTTCTGGCAAGCTGGTGCGTTAGCTTTGTTATGTATCGTGGTAGGTTTATTCATGCCTCAGTTAGTGATTAGAAGGAAATGATATGCCTAAGCTTAAAGTGAATAAGAAGCTTGAGAAGTTTCTCACTACACATAAACAGATTAAAGTAGCTATCGGTGGGAGGGGCTCAGGTAAGTCTATCGGCTTTGGTGACATGCTCACTGTCAAGATGGACGCAGAGAAGGCGGACGTCTATTGTCTTCGTGAATTCCAAGACTCTATAGCAGACTCCGTACACAGGGTGTTTGAGGACAGTATTAAGGAACGTCTACAGCTTGAAGGCTGGACAGTACAGAGGGACGCTATCATAGCTCCTAATGGTGCTAGGACAGTGTACAAAGGTGCTGCACGTAACCCCAACAGTATACAGTCTGCACAAGGCTTTAAGTACTCTTGGTTTGAAGAAGCACACACAATCTCACAAGAGACACTAGATAAACTCCTCCCCACTATCCTACGTAATGTAGGCGCTGAGTGTTGGTTTAGTGCCAACCCACAGAGTCAAGCTGACCCATTTAGTAAACGTTTCATCAACCCTTATAAGAAGTGGTTGGATAGGGACGGGTATTACGAAGATGACATGCACCTCATTGTGGTGATTAACTGGCGTGATAACCCTTGGTGGAACGATGCAGCTAATGCGTTACGTCTTCAGGATAAGAGGACACTTACACGTGCTAAGTATGACTGGATTTGGGAAGGGTATTTCAATGATGAAGTGGAGAACTCAATCATCAAGGCTGAGTGGTTCGATGCTGCTGTCAATGCCCATAAGATAGAGCGGTATAAAGATTTCTTTAAACCTCGTGGTGTTGTCATAGCTGCACATGACCCCAGCGACTCAGGTAACGATGATGCGGGTTTCGCCATTAGACAGGGGAGTGTTATCACTCAAGTACGTGCTAAGGACTCAGGAGAGATAGACACTAAAGCTGAGTGGGCTATGAACCTCGCTATTGATGATAGAGCAGATTGGTTTGTTTGGGACGGTGATGGCATGGGTACAGGTCTGAAGAGACAAGTACATGACCATCTAGCCGGAAAGCGTATTGACTATCACATGTTCAAGGGAAGCCTGTCTGGTAGTGGTCAGGATAATGCAGATAAGATTTACGATAAGGTAGATAAGCAAGCAGGGCAAAAGCAATACAGCTACAAGGATACGTTTAAGAACAACCGTGCTCAGTATTACACTGAACTAGCTAGACGTTTTTATAACACATACAGGCTAGTAGAGCATGGTGTTTATTGTGACGTTGAGGACTGCATCAGTATCGATAGTGACGGTGTAGATAGTCTCCCGTCTCTACGTAGTGAGCTCTGCCGTATACCGTCTAAGCATGGGAACGGTGGTCTCATCCAGATTATGAACAAGCAGGAAATGAAGAAGGAGGGTATCAGCTCTCCTAACTTGGCTGATAGTGTTATGTACACTATGTGGAATCCACCAGCTAAAAGAAAGAACAATGCCCTAGGATTTATTCATCATCAGACACAGGCTAGTGATTATGACCCATTCGGATATTAAGGTAAGAGCAGCAGTGATGACAGACGTAGGCGCTATGTGTGTTCACTTAATGAACATGCATAAAACTACATCATACAGCAGCACTAACATAGACGTACATAAGATGTCACAGAGCTTAATGAGCTTCATTGAGTTAGAAGGTGTGTGCGTCTTTGTTCTAGAGGTTAACGAAGACGTAGAAGGCTTTTTCATTGGTGTAGCTACTGAACAGTGGTGGGGGCATACACTACAGGCGTCAGACCTACTACTGTACATTTCACCAGCATTCCGTAATAATGGAAGCGCCCCCGCTTTGATTGATGCTTATAAAATATGGGCGCTAGCTATGGGGGTACAGAAAGACCAGATAAGACTTGGCATTACTACAGATGTTAATGTTGAGAAGACGAGTAAGCTATATAACAACCTAGGGTTTGTTGATGGCGGTAAATTATTTAAGTTTGAGGGTTAAATTATGTGTGGTGGCGGCGGTATCGGTAGACTAGTGAAGAAAGTAGTAAACGTTCCGGTTGGTTTAGCAGGTAAGTTATTAGAAGGTGTTTTCGGGGGGCAGGTAGGCGGCAGTGTTACTCCTCAAGCTCCTACACTACAACAGCAGCAAGCTACGGCTGAGCAGACAGTGAAAGATGCGGAAGGTAAAGCAAAAGCTTTAGCTCAAGAGGAAGACTTGAAGCGTAGAAAAGCCATTGCTAAAGGGGGACGTCAATCTACTATCTTGGCTGGAAGACAGGCAGCCTCAGATAAGAAAACTACATTAGGTGGTTAATCATGGCTGTATCAAAAGCAGAGAAACTAGTAAACCGTTATAACAAACTTAAAGCTGACCGTGGTAATTGGGACCGCCATTGGCGTGAAGTGGCTGAGCTTGTTTACCCTAGGCGCGATGACTTTGATGTCAAACGTGCAGATGGTGAAAAGAGAATGACTAAGGTGTTTGATAGTAGTGCTGTTCATGCAAATGAATTACTAGCCTCTGCTATGATAGCCTTGAATGTTAACCCCGCTACTACGTGGTTTAAGAGTAAGACTACTGGTATGGACGAGGAGGCGGCACGCTGGTTAGATAACGCGTCTAAGGTGATGCTAGAAGAAATCAACTCTGCTGACTCAGGTTTTTACACAGCGGCCTATGAGTACTTCATGGAATTCTGCGCTTTCGGTACTGCTGCTATGTACGCAGAGGAGCCAGAGAGTTTAAATGGCGTTAGATTCCAAGCGCGTTCCCTCAGTGAGATAGTTGTAGCTGAAGGTGCTAAGGGTGTGATAGACACTGTATTCCGTAAGTTTGAATATAGTGTTAATCAGATTATGGAGCGTTGGCCTAACAACACCAGCGAGGTGATACATAAGCATTTTGAGAAGGGCGAGGTGGATGCTAAATTCCCTATCGTTCATTGTATTAAGCCGCGTGAGGCGCGTGACCCTTCTAAGAAGAATACAGCTAACCTGCCTATAGAAAGTATTTATATTCTCAAAGAGGATAACTCAGTACTAGAGGAAGGTGGTTTTCATGAGAACCCCATCCCTGTAGGACGTTTTTATAAATCTCCTATGGAGACCTACGGGCGCTCTCCTGCTATGACGGCCCTGCCTGATATAAAACTCCTTAATGAAATTATGAAGGTGACTATTAAGGCGGCGCAAAAGAGTGTGGACCCTGCATTGTTAATTCCATCAGAGAGCTTTGTACAGCCTCTCAGAACACAGCCATCAGGTATTAATGTATTTGATAGCTCTAATGGCTTAACAGCGCAGCAGGCTATAGGACAGCTACCTAGCTCTAACCCTAATATAGGGTTAGACATGGTGCAGTATCTCACAGATAAAGTACGTAGTATGTTCTTCGTTGACCAGCTACAGTTATCAGGTAGCCCGCAGATGACAGCTACGGAAGTTTTACAGCGGACAGAAGAGAAGACACGCCTTATGGCGCCTATCCTTGGTAGGGTGCAGACTGAATTCTTATACCCTATACTTGATAGAGTGTTTGGTATATTGTTCAGACAAGGCAAGTTCGGTACTCCGCCTCAAAGTTTACCAGCTTCTTTTGAGTTTGAATTCACTGGTGCAGTGGCTCAATCACAGAAGCAAGCAGAGGCAGGTGGTTTCTTACGAAGCGTAGAAACAATGTCACCACTACTACAGTTAAATCCTAATCTTCTTCTAGATAACTTAAATGCCGATAAGTTACTTCGTGAGACGTTACAGACGTTTGGTGTCGGTATGGACAAGTTAAGCGATGAGGGTGAGAGGGATGCAGCTAGACAGCAGCAAGCTGAACAGCAGCAAGCGCAGGAGCAAATGCTGATGGCTGAGCAGGCTGTAAACATGGACAAGACTAACTCCGAAGCAGAGAGGAATAGAAATGCAAGCTAAATTAAAAGTGCAGTTACAGTGTGGTGAGTGTAATGGACAGATGCACTACCATGACAATGATAAGTATGTCCGTTGCAACACTATCAAATGTAAAGAGCGACACATTAACTACTTAGCCCCTACAATTGAATTATCAAAGGAAAAGCTAAATGAGGCAGAAAAACCAGCTAAGCCAGCAAGAGCTAACAAAGCAACTAAAGCGTGATTATCAGCAAGTATTCAATACCCATGTAGGTAGAAGAGTACTTGAAGATATCATGAGTTACTGTCACCTATTAGAGCCTCTAGTAGGCTCCATAGACACAAATAGTATCATCATTAGAGAAGCACGAAGAGATGTAGCTATCACGATACTACAGAAGTTAAATTGGAACGAAAGAGATTTTCTAAACACCGTAGAAGGAGACGATAATGTTTAAATTAAATCACAAGCTAATGGAAGAAGAGTTAGGTGCAGAAGGTACAGTAATTTCAGGCGGTGAAGCATCTGGTTCGTGGTATGACTCCTTTGCTGAAGATATACGTTCTAACCAGAATGTTACTAAGTTTAGCAGTGCTGAAGAGTTGGCTAAGAGTTATATCAACGCCCAGAGCCTGATAGGTCGTGATAAGATCCCAATGCCTGTTACAGATGAGGACTGGTCAAATACCTACGCTCGTCTAGGACGCCCCGAAGATGCAGCGGGGTATGAATTCAACGTCCCTGAAGGCGTTCAGGTTAACGAGGAACGTCAGGGTGCATTCCGTGAATTGGCGTATCAGATTGGCCTATCGCAGAAACAAGCCGAAGCTTTAATGAACTTTGACTTTGAGTCACAGAACGCTGCTCTAGAGGCTTACACTACTAGCCAACATCAAGCCACGGAAGAGGCTATTGGTTCATTACAGAAGGAATGGGGTAATGCCTTTGAACAGAATGTCACTATCGCTAACCGTGCTTTATCTGAGTTTGCCTCTGAGTCTGATATAGAGTTTCTACAAGAAGCTGAAATTAACGGGGTTAAGTTAGGCGACCACCCAGTACTCATTAAACTATTTAACAACGTAGGTAAAGGTATGATGGAGAGCGGTAAGCTAGAGGGTAAAGGCTCTGACTTAGTGATGACACCTGATGAAGTGCAAGCTAAACAAGCACAGCTTATGGCGCACCCAGCCTATCTAAATCGTTCTCATCCTGAACATAATGCAATTAAGAAGCAAGTAGAACAACTGTTTAAACTTCAGTATCCTGACTAATCAGGATAGGAAGAGAAGAGCCCCTTAAGTGGGGCTTTTTACTGCATGCTGTACACGAGAATGTACAGGCTGATTTAAAGTTAATTTCTTGACAAGGTTCCTAAACAGAACTACATTTTAAATAACACTCTATAGAGGAACACACTAAGGGGGTGTGTGTTCCGATAGATATCCCTAGCAAGGGATATAGTAGTAGATATCCTCAGAAGAGGATATAAGTAATGTTCTCTCCCCAAAAGAGAACATAGTAAGTACAGTATAGAATCTCTTTTTAAGAGAGATTCATATAGTAGTAGATACTCTCTTACCTTATCATCGAGAGTATCTTATATAATAAATTCTTTAGGGAAAGAATTTATATAGTACAAGTAATATAGAAGTTCTCCTGATAAG